ATCATAGCTAAAAAAATAGCTGATGAGGTAGTTGATAAGCCTTGGTTAAACGAGGGTACTGATGAGTTTGATAAGGTTAAGGCAGCATTACAAAATGGCTTTAAGCTAGTAGATGTACGCAAAAAGTACAATGTATCTAAAAAAGTAGCTGACCTTTTAACCAAATAATTATGCAAGTAATAAGCCTATTTAGTGGAATTGGAGGTATAGAAATTGCTGCCAAAAAAATGGGGTGGGATAATGTTTTATCTTGCGAAATAAATCCATTTGGCAGACGAGTGCTTCAACACCACTTCCCTAACTCATATCATCACGATGATATAAAAACATTAAATTATGAAATCCTTAAAAAATCAAGATGGAACCCTTCAGCAGACACTATTGTTTGCGGAGGGTTCCCGTAATGACCTTGCCAACCATACTCAAGTGCAGGAAAACGACTTGGGAAAGACGATGAAAGACATCTCTTTCCAGAAATGCTTAGAGTCATTAAAGAGGTCAAACCCAAATGGGTTATTGGCGAGAATGTTCGTGGACTCCTTAGTTGGAATGAAGGGATGGTATTCCACGAGGTGTACGCTGACTTGGAAAGGGAAGGATATGAAGTCCAATCGTTTCTTATTCCAGCTGCAAGCGTCAACGCTCCCCATAAAAGAGACAGAGTTTGGTTTGTTGCCCACTCCCTCGGCCTACGATTGGAACACACCAAGGATGCCAGAAACATTCAAGGCGGCCCAACAGAGGCACAAGGAGAAGGGAGTAAATCTTCAGAACCCATTAAAACAAATGGCTATAATGAGGATGCTACCAACACCTTGCACGAGGGATTTCAAGGGGGACAGAACGCTGACAGATGGAAAGAATATAACAAGATCTGGACAGGAGATGGGGCTGAGCCTAGAGCAGTCAGCGAGGATACTGAATGGAACACCGAATTTGACTTCAGCCAATTCCCAACTCAACCCCCTATTTGTCGAGGAGATGATGGGATTCCCCGCGAATTGGACTCTATCACCTTTTCTAAATGGAGAAAAGAATCCATAATGGCCTATGGTAATGCGATAGTCCCTCAAGTGGCTATGCAATTATTCAAGACCATAAAAATAATTGAATCCTTATGATAGACCTAAACGAACAAAAGCTATTTGATATAATCAAGAAGTATATTCCAGATCTAACACAGACAGAAGAATTTGATTTCTCTGATGCCTATAGCCTAAGCAGAAATGCTAGATACGAGTTCAAATGTAGAAGAACCCATTATGATGATTTGCTGATAGAGAAAATCAAATGGGACAAGCTAATTAAATGCGACAATGTAAGGTATATCAATTCAACGCCTATTGGGGTATATGCTTTTGACCTAAAGGTTATCAAAGAACCTTTTTGGTCAGAGAGGAAGATGCCAATTAGTACTGAGTTTGAAAACAAAAACAAGTCAATAAAATTAGTTGGGTTTATAAATATTAGGGATGGGAAAGACATTACATTATTAATAAAAAAATTCTTATGATTACATTACAAGACCTTAACGAAAGGCCATTAAGCTACTCTTCAATAAAAGAGTTTGCAAAGAGTCCAAAACAATTTATCAATTATCGTAACAAGCCAAAGGAGACTACCCCAGCTTTAGTTTATGGTCAAGCCTTACATTGTATGTTGCTAGAACCACAAGAGTTTGACAAAAACTTTGTTGTGATTCCTAAGTTAGATATGCGTACAAAGGATGGCAAAGAGACCTATGCTAGATTAGAGGCTGAATCAGTAGGCAAGACTATGCTTGACGATAAGTTACACAATGAGTTATTTAGTTTGACTCAATACATAAGCAGCAACCCAGAATTTGAAATATTAATGGAGGGTGCTGAAACCGAGGTGGAAGAAAGAATAGATATTCAAGGATTGCCTTTTGTGACCATCAAGGATATTGTAAAGGCTAATGCTGTTATAGATATTAAGTCAGTTCAAAGCGGTCAAATAGATACGCTTAACAAAGATTTCTTTAACTATCAATACCATATTCAAACGGCTATCTATACCCAAAAAGGAGAATCATTTGGATTCTATGTAATAGAGAAGGGAGAGCCATACTACAATGGCTTGATTCAAGTATCAGCTGAGTTTACTAAGTATGGTAGAAGAGAATTAGAAAAGCTATGTAGCGGATTTAACTATTGTCTTGAGCATCCAGAATGCTTCAATATGTCTTATGATTTTTGGTATATGATGGAGGGCATTAAGCCTATTATATCACTACCTTATTGGGTTAAAAATAACGACTAATGACACCAAAAGAAAAAGCAAAAGAATTATATTTTAAAATGCATAGTCAAAAACAAATAGTTTCTAAAGAAGCTAAACAATGTGCATTAATAGCAGTAGATGAAGTAATTGAAGCTAACCCAATAATATTTCGTTTAGATAATACAATTATGTCTAATAAAAGTTATTGGGATGATGTTAAACAAGAAATAGAAAAGCTATGAAAATAGAATACACTCTTAAAGAAGTAAAGGATAATGTCTTTGCTGTCATTGTCCCTAATGACTACGATAGGGCTATGCTATTTTGTAGGGTACAAGAATTCTATGAATCAGATAGCGAACAATTTGTTGAAACCGACTTTGATATGTGGGAGTATGTAAGGTGGTATTCTATGAAAAATAAAAACTCCTTTACCTATGCTAAAGATTGGAGCGGCTTCAACATACCTTTTAAGGTGGCTGTTAATTGTATGATTGCTATTAAAAATAAGACTCCATATGATGATGTAATGGAGGAGATTATAGATGAGATTCTTAGGAATCACAATTATAGCCTAAGCAGTTATATCATAGGTACTAAAATAGATAGTGGTAGTACATTCAAACACGAGATGTGCCACGCCTTATATTATACAAGCAAAATCTATAAGGAGACGTCAAATGTTCTTACCTCATTGATACCAAAAAATTATAAAAAAATATTTAAAGATAATCTGATGGTATTAGGATATAACAAATCTGTTATTGAAGATGAGATACAAGCCTATATGATGACTAATTATAATGCTAAATATTTCAGCAAAGGAGTACCTATTGATTGGATGAAAAGAACACACGAGTATTATAAAGAACAATTAAACAAGTATTTATGACAAAAAAAGAAAAGGTGACGACAGCCATTGGGGAGCTAAATGATATTATTGTTAGGTGTAGATATTTTATTCACGAGTCAAGTGTAATGCTAAAAGGTATTAAAGAAGACTTTACTGAAATATCATTTCCTATTGCACACGATAAAATTATAGAATTAGTTAAGCAAGAATTTGAGGTGGACTTTATAATAAAAAGTAGAAAGAGAGAAATTATAAACGCAAGACACGCTTGTGCTTATTTACTTAAAAAGTTTACTGGTTTGACCCTAAAAGAAATTGCTGAGTATGTTGGTCTCAATGACCATACATCTGTAATGAATAGTATTAAATCAGCTACCAATTGGATGGCAACGGAGATAGAATATAGGGCTAAAATTAAGAAATTAGAAAACGAACTTTGGAAATATCACAACGAATTATATGGTAACAATCTTCAAAAAGTATAGTGACATAGGTAACCCCTATAAGGTAAACTTACAAAATGTTTTGGATGGTATTAAAAATGGTAGGGCTAAAGACCAAGTAGAAAAGATTAGGCAAGAAACGGATCAGGAGGTAATTACTCAGCTAAAAAAAGAATTGCCTTGCGTATTATTTGCTGGAGAGTTTACCATACCTATTAGAAAAACAAGGGAAGATGGTACAATCTACGAATCTTATCGTAATGATAATTCCTTAAGCATACATTCAAAGTTTATCCCATTTGATGTGGATGACATTGATGTAGAAAAGTACAAGGAGGAGGCTAAGAAAGACCCTTTTATTTATGCCTTATGGATATCTCCTTCTGGCACAGGGTTACACGGATTAATCAAGATAGCTGATGGGAATAAACACGAGCAACATTATAATGCCTTGCTTAAAAGGTATCCAATGTTTGACCCTACGGCTCGTAACCCATCAAGGATTCTTTTCTTTTCCTACGACCCTAACATCTATATTAATAATGATAGTAAAACTTTCTTTGAGGTCATAGAAAATGTGCATAATGAGGGGATGCTAATGACTGGCGTTAGTACTGACTACGCAAAGCTCAATATAGCCTCAAAAATGGTACAAAAGGCAGAGGTAGGTAAAAGACACCACTCGGTAATTAAGGCCGCTTATTTGGTCGGAGGATGGGTTTCTGGGGGACTTGTAGAGGAGTCTATAGCCCAAAAGGTTTTAGAGTTTGAGGTTTTGAAGAAATTTGGGCCTCAGGAGGCTGAAATTGAGATTCAAGCGGTAGCTGATGGGGTAAAAGCTGGTCAGTATATGCCTATTAATGAACTTGCCACCTACGAAAGGACAGCTATTGAGGAATTGGGTCTGATAGATGAGGAGCTTTCATTCTTGGTAAGTAACAAGGCTGATGAGGAGTACATAAGAAGATATAGAGCTGGGCTTATCCCTATGGGATTACCTTTTGGGTATACTGATATGGACAAATATCTTTTACTTAAGGAGGGAGAGTTTTATGCCCTACTTTCTCACGCCCATACCGGCAAGACTGCCTTAACCTTTTGGCTGATATTTTTATCCTCCTATAAATACGATTGGGGGTGGGTGGTGTATACGGGAGAAAATAGAACCTCCTCGGTAAAGATGAGAATGGTAGAACATTATGTAGGCAAGAAGATTAAAGAGTGTTCTGAGTTTGAATTTCAAGAGGCCTTGAAGTGGGTTAATGAGAGGATGTACTTTATCAACAACGATACTATGCATTCTTACGATGACCTCCTTAAATACGCTGAGAAGGTATCTAAATTCCATTCTATAAAAGGATTGTTTATTGACCCAATCAACGCCCTAAAGGTTAAGGGTAATTCTAAGTATGATAATGATATGGAGATGTATACAGATATGCTTTTGTTTACCAAAAGAACAAACATATCAATATTCGTAGCCTTACATACAAGAAGCCAATCACAGAGAGAAAGGGATAAGGATGGCAATCAGCTAATTCCTTGGCCTGCCGATGCTGATGGTGGTGCCGTACTTTATAACAAGGCTGATATATTCTTGACAATGAATAGAAATATTCAAGACCCTCAGACTTGGATGATAACCGAAATATATGTAAACAAGATGCGTAATAAGGACACTGGTGGCAACACAACCCCAAGAGGTCAGATGATTAAACTTATGATGAAAGATGCTGTTGAGTTTACAGATGAATATGGTTGGCTTCCAATAAAAAGGGAAGGAAGGGTAGAGCCTAAGATAGATTATGTTCCACCAACTGAAGAAGAATTAGAAAAAATAATGCAAGAATTACCATTTTGATAAACTAAAATAATAACTTTGCGATATGAAGGTAATAAAATTCGGAGTAGCATTATATGATATGACTATAGCCGATTTAAAAGAAAGAAGAGAAAAAAGAATAGAGTTTGATACCGCAAAAAAAGCCTGTGCTAAATTAGGAATAAGTGATAATGTTTTGAGGAGAGTCATTTCAAATAGAGAAAGGATTTATATTGAAAATTATAAAAAAGAATTTGCAATAAGACATATAAAATCAGAATAATGGAAATATTAAATTTTGACTACAACTACAAACAAATTGCCATAAAGGCATTAAACAGAGCACACACTATTTCAGATGCCTCTAAGTTAATGGGTATTGAAGAAAGACAATTATACAATTGGATGAAAAAATATAAAATAAAAAAATGTATCTATGGAGAAGTTATTCAAAGAACCGGAATTACAGAAAAAATTTGATGATACTAAGATATTGTTTGAACAAGTTAGATTAGCTGTATCATCTAGGGTAGACCTAACTAATCCAATGTCAGTATTAGAAAAATTAAATGTTATAACAAACATACAAGGTAGTGCAGCAGAATGTAAGGCAAGATTTCAATTCTTATTAGAAAGGCACATTGTAAGCAAGTTGACTATAACAGATAACTACAATGGGTCAGCTGCTGAAAAGAAAGCCATACTAAACGCTGAGGTTGCAGGGGTATCTTTTTATGATACTTGGGCTGAATTGGTAATAAAGGAAATGCATTATAGAATTGAGGTATTGAGAACTGCATTATCCTATTTAAAATCGGAGACTCTTAATTTAAAATAAAAAAAACATCTATGGAAAAAGCACCAAAGATTTACGCTGGTAAAGGCGTAAAAAAGAATGACACTTGGTTATCAGTTACTGTTAACCCAGAAGTAATTAATCAGCACGTACAAGACTTTAACGGAAAGAAGTATGTGAAATTAAACATCAACATCGGCAAGGCCGATAAGTTTGGAAAGGATGTCCAGATCAGCATTGATACTTGGACACCAACGGGAGCAACTAAGGAAACTGCATCAGCAGACCTTCCTTTTTAATCCCTTCTTAGGCCGTAATTACTAACTTATAGGGGGTAGGATTTTTTCTTATCCCCTATTCTTTTTATCTTACCTTTGTTATATGATAGATATTATCTATGGCATTGAATGTCATCTACCTAACGCACCACAATTAAAAGATATAGATGGGAGTAATCTGCCTACTAAGAAGCAAAAGTTTATTAGGATAGAGATACCAGATTCTTTTTATGAGGTTGAGGTTGATGAGGATGATGTACCAAGTTACAACGAGGAGCAAATAGAATTTATTAAAAGAGAGTTTGCAAGATGCAGAGAGGGCTATTGGTTTATGTCTAATGGCTTCCCTATATTTATTACAGGAGACCATTATTTTTACCTTAACTATTGGACATTAGAGTCAGGAATATTCCCGGATTATAGGGATGCTGATAGAAAGTGGTTCTTATTCTATGAGGAGATTTCCAAGGACAAAAATATATTAGGCGTTATTAGGGTTAAAAAGCGTAGAGAGGGAGCAACCTCACAGGCTTCTTGTATCCTTACCAAAGAAGCAAGTAACACAGAGAACACTAGATGTGGTATTATATCAAAGACAGGAGGGGATGCCTCTGACTTATTTGCTAATATGGTGGTGTATGGATTTAGGGCTATGCCAATGTTTCTTCAGCCAAGAACAGACGGAACAGAAGACCCTAAAAAAAGATTGATATTAGTAAAGCAATCTAAAAGAAAGAAAACAAACAAAGGTCTTTTTAATAAAAGAGAAGGTCTTAATTCATTTATAGAATGGCGTAACACAGCCTTGAACTCCTTTGACTCTGGAAGATGGAGTAGATTGCTGATAGATGAGGCCTCTAAATTTCCAACAGAGGTACCAATTACAGAATATTGGAACATTGTTAAAAAAACCTTAACAGAGGGGGCTAATAAGGTAGGTTTTGCCTTGATGGTATCTACTGTTAATCCTCCTAATAATGGTGGGCAGGAATTTAAAAACCTATGGGATGATAGTAATCAGTTTAGAAGTGGAAGAATAACCCCAAGCAAATTAGTAAGATATTTTGCACCCGCCTCCGAGGGTTTAGCTGGATTTATAGATGAGTATGGTATGTCTATGAAAGAGGAGGCTAAGGAATTTATCCTTGCTAATTACAGAAACAATGACCAAGATACAAGAGACTATCCATTAAACGAAGAGGAGGCTTTTAAGTTTAACCAAGCTGATTGTCATTTTAATTTAGATAATATTCTTTTACAAGAAATGAATCTAAAAGAAAAGCCTATTCCTTTAAGAAGAGGAAGGTTCTATATAGATGGGGAGGATAAGATACAATTTGCTGATGACTCTGCCGGTTATTGGCTAATATATAAGTTCCCTATCAAGGCTAATAATTTTGAGTTTAGGGGTAATGTAATGTACCCAAGGAATACAGGAGAGTATGGATTTGGTATTGACCCATTCAGACACTCTATGACCTCAGGAGAGGGCTCTCAAGGCTCAGCTTGGATAGGAGAGAAGGTAGATACTACTAAGGAAAGTAGTGGGGCTCCTGTGGCCCATTTCTTTGGAAGACCTAAAATGAAGAAGTTATTTTGGAAGGAGATGTTAATGGCCTCAATGTATTACGGGGTGCCTGCAACTATAGAGTCTGATGCTGGGGATGATTA